CGCTTCTTGCTCTACCGGCTCATCAAATGTAAGACCGCTGTCATCGTTTTGTAGCTCACTCATAGTGTTTACTCTCTTAATGCCGCGAATATGGTCGCGTACCACATTGGCATTATCACATAGGTAAGATTAATGTAAACCGTTTAACAGATAGCTTTTATCTATAATGCAGGCGTAAAAAAACCCGAAGCTATCGGGTTGTATAAGTAATTCTGCTTAGCGGCGCTATTTATTTGTTTTTATAAAATAATCCTCACTAACTCTCTTTTAGTTTATGCTGCCATCCATTCATTGTGCATGGTTTTTCATAACCTAAATCCTTATTTGTTAGCTTTTCATAAATCTCAATAGGCAATATGACCGCTTTAAAGTCAGATTCTCTACTGGCCAGCTTATACTCGATAATACAGCCACCTTCTTTGATAGCTTCGCGTATTTGCTGCCGCTTCTCGTTAAAGTCTCGCGCTGTAAATGCTTTCATTTCTTTTTATCCTTCTTTGGTTTCTTCTTCTCGCCAAATATACGAGCATAGTTAGCGTCAAACTTATCTTTATCTGTTGGCCTTTGCTTGCTGCCTTTACTCATCTTTAATCTCACTTTTTTTAAGAGCTTCAATATGTTCAGGATATATCAACGGATCAAATTCTTGATCTGCTTCTCGAACCACCTCTGCGGCGGCCTCGATTGCTGAATTCCATACTTTTATCTCGGTTGCATCGTCACCCCTTTTGGCTAGCTTGTATTCGTATATGGGCTTAATCTCTGGCGCACTAATAAAGAAATCAAGCCCAAACGTCCTCATTGCTACTGGGTTGCTGGCAGGCTTTCCTAGCATATTTTGATTAACACATACCTTCTCAACATCAAACCCTAGCGCATCACATAGCGCCATTAGTAGCTTCATTTCGTTAGTCATTATGCTGCACCTTTTTGCTAAATAAAAACTCTAATATGAACCACGCCAAACCAAAGCAAAACCCAAAAAGTAAGATTAAAGGTGAAAATACAATTTTGCCAAATAGGTTTAAATGCGACCCGCTGCCTAGCGTGTACTTGAAGTAACTTTTTACATCTTCTTTTTTGGTCATAATCCAACCCTCTATCAACCTAACATAAACGCCCATATAAAAAATATCAAACACACATAATACATATCTATAAAAGCCATACATCAAACCTCTGTTAATGTGTTTAACAGTATATACAAATAAAAACCCCTGTAAAGAGGCTTGTGTTAATCAATCCATTTCTTCTTGCTGCTCAGTGATTAGATCGGTTTGTTGCGCGTAAGCCTCTGCACCGCCACGACTGATAATAGCATCGGCTCCCATTGACTCACCTAACAGCTTTAACGTCTGCGCCTGAGTATTAAGGTTATCAATAATAGATGCTTGCCCATCCATCATAGCCTTGTTCATCGCCTGTTGATCGCTAGACTGCTGTGCTTGCTGCTTTAACATTAACGTTAATTCGTCCAGCTGTAACTTATCTGCACTACTCTGCGCCCTTAACAGACTATCTTGTTCTTTAATGCGTAGTTCTTCCTGTTTAAGCTGCGCCTTAACCTGCACATCTGCTGTCTCAGCTTGTACGCGGCCTATCTCTGCCTCTGCTATCTTATCCTCTGGCGTTTGCTCTGGCGGCTGTTGTGCTGCCATTTGCTGGGCTTGCTGTAATTCTTGGCGCTCTTCATCGGTTAATTGTGACTCAGGGATAGTACCGCTTTGTATTAACCTGCCGCGTATTCTTTCAGCCGCTAAATCAGCCCCCGGTGCTTCGATGTTTTTCAATTGCAAGTCCGCTGTAAGTTCGCCAAATCCCGGTATAAACTGGCTTAACTGAGAGAATGCTTCGACTGACTCTTGTTGTCGATTCTTAAACGCTTTGCCAACACTACAAGTAACATCATATTTACCTTGGCTCAAATCATTAATCTTAACCGTTTTTTGCGTTTCAAGATCAACCACGCTTTTGTTAAGCTCTACCATTTCATAAGAGCCATCTTCGCCCAGTATTCTTTTCTGCGATGTTGAATCATAAGCTACTGGCAAAGCATTAACTATTACCACTGCCGTTCTGCAAATAGCTATCTCTTGCGGCCTAAAGTAATGGATTGTGCCGGTATCCATTTTATTCTGTAGTGACTGGATAGCAACTCCAGACATTCCGTTACCGCCCTCACCATTGGCAAGTGGGGATCGTGACGCTGTTGTCGCTATATCATCAAGACTGTTCTGTATTGCTTGCTGTACGCCGCCCTGAATGACTGCGCCGCCCACTCTAAATGGTGGCGGTGCCGAAGGATCTGGAGTGTAAAAATAAGCTCTTTGCGCACTAACCGACATATTTTCAAATGCTGCAAGGTCTGCTGGTATTTTTGCTTGCGTGCGGCTAATCATTAGCGCATCAGGAGGAGATAAGGCCACATTCTCAACCTCTGCTGACCTAAACGTGTTATATGCCCGTTGTGCGTCCATTAGGTCACGTATAGCACCCTTATAGATTATCTTGCCATCAGCTACGTTAAAATTGCCGTAAGTAGGGATAATAGGTAAATCTTTGAACACTGTATCTTGCGGCTCAGTTAAGAAAGCGCCACCATCAAACAATCGGCTAACTATTTTATAGCTCTTTTTCTCACGCTCTCGCTGTACCGTGATCCCTTGTTCAGCTAGCTCATCTACAATACTTTCAAACTCTTCATTACGCTCATATACCGAGCCGTCAGTCATTTGAACTAATGTTTTAGATACCGGATGGCGGTAGACAATGCGTCCTACAGTAATAAAGTCCGGCTTATGCTCGAAAGTATCGTAAGCCTTGTCGCTCCCTATTGATTGTTTAGAACCTTCTGGGAATTGCTCTTCGTACTCATCAGGCGATAGATTATCCAAAATAAAAACATGGCGTGCGTCGCTTGCATCTTGCTGTATTGAAGCGGCATCAAACCATACTCGGTTAACGTAGTCAGGGATCCAATCAATAACAAAGTCTTGGTCAAATGAATCTGCGTCGATCCAATCCATTTTGACTTCCCAGCCACCAAGACCAGTAGCTACCATGTCGCGGCCTGCACTTGCATAAACACGGCTGGCATTACTCATGGTTTCGATGTTGCGAATCAACCCATCATAGGTCTTAGCTAGCTCTTTTGTAGCATCACCACCGCTAGGGCGTATCTTAATATCAAAGTCTGCCGCGTCCATTTCGCCCACAATACCGTTTACAACCACGTTACATTTATCAAACGTGCCTCGGTACTTGTCGCCCATTTTAGCAACAGTGCGCGGATCCCACTGTCCATCCTTAACATAAAGAAAGTCACGCTCTTCTCGAACCATGTCGCGCTGGTCGGAATCAGCATCTTGTGACTGCTTTAACTGTTCATTAACAACTTTAATGTCTTTATAATCTAGCATTTTCTCACCACGGAGTTTTGAAATTCATTACTATATGTTGGTTTTGGTTAACCGGCTCTGAGAATGTCAAACAAAGCGCATCACCATCATCTGGAGAGTAACCATACTTCGCCTTTATTCGCTCTTTACGCCATAACACCATTCTATCATGAGAGTCTCTATCATATGGAGAGGCTATTAGGTCTGCATGAAGCTCGTCATCGTCAGGTATTTGTACTTCCAAATTTTCATCTGTTAGCCACTCATTACACAAACCCCATATTTCGCCGCGCTTATTCTTGTACCGCTGATCGTCCAAAGGTGAAGAACCAAACCAAATAGCCTTCACTCTATCTTCATAGCCTAGCTCATGCAGGCGATCAACTAAGTCAGCACCACCACCCGCATCAATAAACATCATGTCAGGCTTTTTCTTTGCTATTGGGCATACTTCATCTAATACGGCTTTGCACTTCGATACAGCCTTACCAAGCGAATCTATTTCCTCGTCCTTCCACTTCTTAAGGTCGTAAGCTTTTCGCCCATGTCTCTTGATTAAAGAAAACCTGTCGCCGCCCCTAGACGGATCAACACCAACTACAAGAGAGCCGCTACCATTAACTTCATTATTTCTAGCTTTAAGCACATGAGAGGCTTTTATTAATCCATCGCCACCTGACACCTGAAAAGCCTCTACCGCATTAAACGGGTATTCTTGCATAAATGCTTTTTCGCCATCCATGCCACCTGCACTTAATTCGATCACCTTCTGCCTGCGCCATGACAATTGCTCTGGCGTTATACTGTAAGCCTCGACCATTAGCTCTTCATCTTCACTTAGAGTGAAATCTTTTGGTGCTTCTTTGGCGTATTCTTCTTGCCAGTACCAAGGAATAAAAATAGGAATAAAATCGCTCTCCCCACTTTCTGCCAACTTCCATTGCTCATGAAAGAAATTGCCAACACCATTAGCGGTAGACTCATAAATAATTTCTGTTCCATTAGAGTTAGGGACGGTTTGTAATATACCTTTGGCATGCTCTGCAGCATTAGGCCAAAAAGCTACCTCTGAGCCATGAAAGAATTGGTTTGTTTGTGATCGTCCTACCGACTTATTTCCTGCTGTTCCAATCTTATAACCACTATCCAACTTATCAAAATGTAATTCTTTGCTATTTGATGCTGATAATATGGGCTTTACCGGCTCTGGCAAATTATCATAATACCGCTTTGCCATCTCAAATAGCGTTTGGCTTGCCGCCTCTTCTTGCGTAAGAATAAACGCCCTTACACCTTTAGAGTGAGTGACCTTCCATATAAACCTAGCTTCTGCATAAGTCGATACGCCCTGCTGTCTACCCTTCAATACAATAGCGCGAACCCTGCCGGTTTCTTTTAACTGCTTTTCCAGAATCTCATGGATGTAAAGCTGCGCCTTGTTTAGCGCAAAATGCTGTATTTTTTCTTTTCCGCGTATCTGTAGGCAGTTCTTGGCATAAAACGTAAGATCGTCTTTTAATCGCTTCCGCTTTGCTAGCTCTACATCATTGGCCATCTAGCAAGTCCAGCCAGTCTTCGTGTGGTTTATGCTGCAACTCTCCGCTTAGTTCAAGCGCTTTAAGCTTAGGTGTAGTGTATTGCGCAATCTTATCCCAAGCCTCTATTGAAGCCTTTAAGTCATTAATGTCTGATACATCTGTAGTTTGCCCGTGTATCCGCATAGCTTGCTGAGCCATTCTCATAATTGGATCAAAATCATCACCATACATCGCCTTTAATCGGTTTGACAAAAACTCTTTACTTTTGTTGGATGCGTTCTTTGGTCTAGCCATAGTATTTTATAGTTATGTTATTGATATGTAATAACATAACATTCCCTCCTTTATTGCCGCATTTAAGTAATACGTAAACTATTGATTGATCTTTTCTAATAGGTTTTGCTAATCGCAGGCTTCCTCTACCGTTAGGGTAGTATCGTCGCCAAAGAATAAACTTGGTGCTGCATCTTGATATTCTGAACACACTGTCCAGTCACCCGCTACTGTAAAGTCTGCCGCTTGCGTTAAATAAAGCATATATGTATTTGCTGGCAACACTCCCACATTCGGGAGTGATGGTGAATCGACTGCCGGAGCAGTTATGCCATCTACCGTGTCGGTTCTTTCAAAAGTGATCGTCCCGTCAGGGCTTGTGAATTTAAGCTTTAACACTGTAAAAGGGGCATCGTTTAAATCAAAAGACGTGCCAACGTATAAACTTTTACCTACTTCACCAATTTTAATAGTCATCTTAGTACACTCATTAAGCCAATAGACGTTTGGCCTATTGTTGATTCACTGGAATTAAGGTTTTCTATGCCGCTTAGTATATCAAATAGTTCAGATATTGCACTAATGCGGCCATGTGTTGTTATGTATGGCGATATCATACTGGCTGGGGTTGTATCTATCTCGCTACTGATTGCCGTAGTCATATTGATATTACTCTCTAAATTATCACCGTATTGCTCAAACCCTGAAAAATGCCCTTTGTAATCTATTCGTATATCACAAAGAGCGTCATTTATATTTTCGATTGTAGATAAGCTGTACGCACTTTTGCTTATCCCGCTTTCTTTCGCTATTAATGCGATTATTAACGATTGGGCATTTATGATATTATCAATTGTCGATAATGCGCCAATGTTTGTCAGTATCTGGCTATTTACAGCATCGCCTAGCGTTATCTCTGCGCCACCACTACCGAACAGCAGTCTACCGTAAAAACTGGCTATCATGTGGGGTCTACTGTATTTATAGCCCCGCGTGTAGCTATATCCAAGTCGGCAGTCCAAGCTACGGTAGCATCGTCCTCTTGATAAACTGTCATAGAATTGTTGACAATCGCCACCTTATTCCTGCTGCCTCGTAGCGCATCTCTAACAGTTCTACCTCCATCACTACCGCCAGCCAAATTCCTGTTTAAAATACTATCAGCTACCCCAGCAGAACTATAAATAACTTTTCCGTTATCCGTATCTAGCACTGTGCCCTGTGTCGATGTCACATACCCATCAACGGATGCACCTAGCGCGGTCGCATTTGCAACGCTGTTTTTTAGCCGACAATCATCGCCAAGTCCAAGTACGCTACCGCTTGCGGCGATAGAGTCAAACACTACGATAGAGCCCTGCTGTGCGTGCCACTTCATACCGTCTTCGGTGATAAGCGCATCTTCAAACATATCAAAACAAGTCTGCAGGCTTGCCACGCTATTGTCAGCAATAACTATACTTGCTTGAGGTGTGACAAAATCAAAATCAATACTTATGTTTGCATCGGTTGTACCGGTGTACATATCCTGCCCAGCGAGTCGCGTTAATGGACCAAGCACTACGGGAATAATTAGACTACCACCAGAAACAACTGTGAACGTACCGATGTCTGCTGTCTTGCCCTGAGTATCTACTGCGTAAGAATAAGTTTCCCCATCATCAAGGCCAGACACCTCTATTATTTCAGTATCCCAAGTTGCGGTAGAATAAAACTTTTTATTTCCTGCCGCATCAGCCAAGTATATCGTCCACCCTGCAGTCAATCCCGTTAATGTAACTGTCATCTCAGGCGAATCAGTCCACACATAAGTAGGGTCAAGATCACAGCCAACATATATGCCACGCAGATAGCTACTAGACATAACCCCCGCCGTGCGAATGACATTGTATTGACACCTCCACCGCGTGCTGGTAGTTGGCAGCACTAGCGCAGCAAATGCAGTTTGAAAGTTGCCTAGAGTTAAAGCAGAAAAGCTACCGCTGAAGGCATCACCCTCGACTGCCAACCTAAATTCAATATCAAAATTTCCAGTATTAAACCCAACTATCGTCAAAGAGTTGATAGCTTCTACAGCCGCTATCCAATCAGAGGTGACTTGAACCTCGGTAATAGTGTCAACCATGTAAAAACTATTAGTAATATTTACAACGCTAGACCCTACCCCTGACAACAAAGTTGTTGCTGGGTCTGACGATTTATAATAAGGCTGAAAAACTATTTCACCTTCGTCATAAGTTGCGTTTTTATAGATGGTAGCAGACCGTAAACCTCCATTTGGCGCGAACGTTTGACCAATAATAGAAACAAAGTTATAGGCGCAGTCCGATGATGGTTGGTTGCCAAAACTTACATCATTCGGTACTTTTACATTATTAAATGTGTAGGTACCATCCTGAAAAACGTTTAAATCCCTAGTTCCTGAATTAGAAGTGCCAAGCAGCGTGATATTAGTTGCCGAACCCGATGCTGCGGCTTCTATATGTATCAATTCATCAACACTAGCATCGGCGGGTAACTCCATATTTGAAACATGCAACTCGCCTACTTGACCATAAATAGGCCACTCCATTTCAGAAGACCATGCTTCCGTACCATCACGAATAACGCTATTTATATATTGATTCTGCCCCGACCCCGCAGACTTAACTATGGAGTATGGCATTGTGTCCGTTCTCAAGTAGCCCGTAGACCAGCGTAACTCTTCTATCGTACCGCCGTTAAAGCCGTTATATGAAGCATAAATACCTGACCCACCGCTGTACGATCTAAGAACTTGTATTGTTGATGCGTTATTATCAAATCGAACCCTAGGGAACGTGCCAAGCTTTTCGGCTAAAATGTCACAGCGTATTTCACCAATCGTTGCCACGCCCTCATCTTTGAAAACCTCCGTGGTTACAGCGTTAGCGGTAGTCAATCTAACATTATCGTGGACTCCGCGAGGTACGCGTATCCGGGTGTTATTTGAGGCATCACCGCTGTACCCAAAATTAACTAAGTAGCTATCATCTGTAGTCGACGCTCTAAACTCTTGGGAGTTATTATAAATAGCAAAATCAGTGCAATTAAATACGCCGCCTATCCGCAAGTCTACATCGCACCACAATGCCTTATTTACAGTTGTTATTGTGTTTGCATGATTTATCTGTACGTTATTACCTTGTAGTTCAATATTATAAATCTGAACTAACCCGTCAGGTATTGCGCCATTTGTGCCATCCCCAAACGTGATTACACCCGTGCCTGAATCATAGGTGTAGTGCATTCCACGAGGATCACCATCGCCATACATATCTGTTAAATTAGGTGATCTGGCCCATATTTCGCCATCAATAATGAGGTGTGATGCGCTAACGTATTTGTCGCCAGCAGCATCAGTTGGTAGCGTATGAGTAAGACCTGCGGTTACTCCATCGGCTGTGAAAAGGTCTATAAAATCGCCTTCAAACTCAAAATTACCGCCGCCATTTATAAACGAAGACGTGACAGAAGAGTATCGCGGGAAAATTGGCGTGGTTGTTGACGCGTTCTCGAATCGTGCCGTCTGGAAACGGCTATCGCAATAATGAACAAGAATTGGCACCGTTGAAACATCAACGATATAAATCGAGTCATTAGACTGATCTATTGTGTCAACGTCTGCCGTCGGAGCAGGGCTTAACGCTGAATAGTATTGTGTACCGCTTATAATATAAGCGGTCATTAAAAAGCATCCATCGCGGCAGCTCTGCTAGCCAAATAATCGTCAATAGCTGATAGCTCGGAACTAGCATCTTCATCCCTCCGCTCCTTATCCTCAATAATAAAATCCTTTCTCGTGCTTGCGGCGGAGATATAGTTGGGAATGTCGCTTATAGATACCTCCGCTGGCAATTGCCGAACGCCAAGGCATACATTAGTAAACCCTTCTATAATTAAACCGGAAAAATGAAACTTCACCCGCCCGTCATTTTCAAGTTCGACAACTTTCCCGCAGCACTGGCAAGTATTCATTGTAAATTCCTTGTGTTTTTAAGCTTCTATAATTTTATATAATTAGCAGATATTTTACCATAACACAATAAAAAAAGCCCCAATTACGGGGCTAAGTAGCTTTAACAAGCTAGGAGGAATCTTATAAAAATTGTTGTGCATAGGATAACATTAAATTCCTACGCCGGTCTTTAAGTAAATGCTAACACTTAAAAGAAGCACTATAGAAATTCCAATAACGCTAGCGAGGGTGGGAAAAACCTTACCGGTTACGCTAAGTATGCCGCCTTGAGTTGTTCCGATTTTAGCGATTGCAATTTCTGAAATAACCACTTTTTCTCTAACAGCTTCCACTTTTTCATCTACATGAGACAAGTGCTTTTTAGTTTCTAAAAGGTCGTTTTTTAGATGGTCGTGGCTTTTATTGCTTAGTTTTATTTCACTTGTCAGCTCGTTGATCGGTGTTATCAACTTGACTAAAGTGTCATTCAAAGACTTGTTAACCTCTAGCCTGTGGTCACTAATCCTTCGGTCTAGTGCGTGAACGTGCGACATTCTTACTTGCTCTGGCTTTCCATCTGACATACAAAACATTCGCTATATAAATTGGGATAAATGACAAACTAAGGCATATAGCCATCAGCTCGTAATCTAATTTCGCCCATTCTATCATAAGTCACCGAAAATACTAAAAAAGCTAGGCATCCATACATAATTAAACTGTAATTTCCATAAAACATATTGTCGCTAATTATAACGCCCCACTCCAAAAAAGTATCTTCCATTGCGAACAAAAAATAAGCAGCTGCATATAAAAGGTAGGCGCATACTGATAATAGCGACGATTTACGCGACAAAGCACCCGCAGCTATAGAAATATATGCGTAAAATAACACTAAATAGTTAAAATATATATTTAAATACGCGTTATAGAATGTCGTTATAGACTCAATCAATATAACGAAAGCACACGCCAACAATACTTTATTGCCGCTTTTGCCGCATAACAACATAAAAACAACGGCCAGAATCTCAAATATTGGCGTATCTTCTATGCTCATTTTTTAACTACGCGAGACTTTTTCTTTTTTGGCTTAGTCATTTTATACTCCTATTTTGTGATTTTCTTAAGCTTTTCAAATGTTCTTAGTGATCCAATTCCCAATAACCCGCCTAACACCGGCATCATTACCGACAAATCAGCTTGCGGTATTACCACTCCAAACCCTGCCGCTATTGGCGATATAAGAAAGTTAACAGCCAAGCCAGTTACACAAACATAGCCAGCTAACGGCCTCCAGCTAGACTGAAACCAATTACCCTTGGCATCTTCTGTGTTTAGCTTTATTTGAGCCAGTGCAAGCTCTTGTGCGTGATTATCGGCAAGTGTAGCAATATCAAATGCAAGTTTTTGGCGCACATCAGCATCAGGCACAAACTTATCAATGATAGTTGATATCGGAGAGATCAGGCTTTCAAATATTTTCATAACAAACCCCTTTATTTAACCACATTATATCATTTCCGTGACGATACGAAAATGGTCACAAATCTTGCACTAATAGCTTTATTTCCTTTCTGCGCTTTCGCATGTATTCTGCACGATCACGCTTTTTACGCTTGTCAGTTTCAGGCGGCTTGCCCTCCCTGCTTTCCCGCTTCTTCCGCCTCATGTACGCCCGATGCTTCTCTAACTCATCGGGCGTCATGTCAGCTACTTTTTTACGTGCCATAATATCCTAAATCGTTTCGCCGTTTTCCTTCAAATAGTGATAATTGTTTTCGATTTCAACGCGATCTAATAACTCAACTACTTCATCAATATCAATATTTTCAGAAGCCCAGTCTTGTAAAGCTTCATCATTCCAAAAACACTCAGATGATGTGGGAATTGAAGGTCTATGCGCTTCATTTTCGTTCCCGCTTAGCTGTATTACAAAATTGTCATTTATTATCACATTTGCTGAGTATTCGATTCTATCCTCATAATCACCATCTTCGCTTATCTGCACTTGTTGACTACAATCAAAAAACTGGATGTGTGTTACTTTTGCTTCATTAAGATTAATCATGTTATTCCCCGTAGTTTCTATTTTTAGCCGCTGCTCATTGCCTCGACTTGTTATCAATTATACGCTAATCTGTTACCCTGTCAACACCTTAAAGTATTTATTTTATCCCCAGTCATAAACCTGTTTAGACCTAATAATAATCTGCCCATCTTCGCCATCCATTGCATCCATGAAGCCCTTCATAGCACCACCACTATCTGATACAGCCCATAGGTTTTCGTAATACCAAAGGCCGGTACCAAAGCCAACACATCCGATTACGTCATTCATATTGTTTGCTATGTGCATTTTTATCAATGATCGATCCGGCACGTTAATAATCTCATAAGCAGGATAGCCGCCACGGTTGTACATGCCCAGCTCTAGCTGGTAAACACCTTCGGGGATACATGATTCACGCGCCTTATTGTCTAACCAAGGGCGCTCAACTGTGTAGCATTCAAAGCCATCAATGGATAAGGTGCCGAACACTCCCATCGGCGTATGTGCAAATCTTTCTAGTAATGCCTCTTTCATAATTCAGCCTTTTTGATATCGAATAAAATGTAGTCTGCACCCTTGGCCGCCTTCTTTTTTTCAAGAGTGTATTTATAAATTCTGCTATCATTAAACCCGTATTTTTTTTGCAGTATGTCAATAAATGGCTTTATGGGATTGTCTAAGTCGCTGGCTTTATTGCTAAACCCGAACTCAAGAAATACGTGAAGATTGCCCTCCGGTATCTCTAGCTTTGGCAGCATAAGCGAAACGGCTTTTTCGTATGCTTTATATTCATTGGTTTTAAACCTCTTACCTTGCCACGCCTTATTGACTGATAGCGGCTTAATTTTTAATCCGAACATATCAACTCCATGCACTGATTAAGTAAATCGTATTGACTGCCGTAATTGCGCTCAAATTCTGCCTTGTTACCGTGTAGCGTAAACCACCGTTTCGGGTTTTGATTATCTACCCTTTGATGATGCGGATAGCACAAAGGCAATACTTTACGATGCGCCCCGGGCTTTGTTCTACCATCAATATGATGTATAGATATCTCGTGATTTTCTACGCCCTGATTTAAACACACAACACAACCTATGCCAGCTATTTTATTCTGGAATGCGATATCGGCGGCGCTTCTTGTTTTGCCCTTCATTTATCACCTCAAAAGAAACTCATTAATTTCTGCTCAATATCATAATCGCAATTGTTAAAAATCTTTCTAACTGCTGCATTGATAAGCGCCGTATAAACTTGTTTGAACTCGTCAGGCTCCATTTTGTCATAAGCTAATGACTTAGCTTCTACTCTTACGCTGCCGTCTATAGTGTAATAGCTGTCATAATATCCTGCTAAAACAGTTAAATGCTTTCTGAAAACGTCAAACTGGCCAGCTTCATTCATAAATTCACGATCACTAGCCCAATGATTAAAGCAGAACTGTAGAAAACAAAACACCTTATTATGGAATGCGGGGTTTCTCTGTTTCTTCTTTACGTCAGCAATAAAACAAGATGGCAAAGATTCAGCGGCAAATTCATCGTGAACAATAAAGCATTGTTTATCTATTCGCTGAAAAACTACCTCCGGCATAATTAATTAACCCCAACGATTACGTCGTGCTTATTGCATCTTACGCGCCCCAGCTTATCTAATGCGAGAAGATACTGCCCCAGCTTTTTGGCACCGAAACCAAGCTCGGCAGATACCCTACGGCGACTTGGCATACAGTTATTTAACCCATCATAGTGCTTAATAAACGAATATACCCGCATCATATCGCCATCTAGCTCGACATTTTTTGGCTGATCAAAATCAGGGATAGTTTTTATTGTTTTACCTTTAGCAAAGAAGGCGTTAATTTGCTCGCTTAGCTTTAATCTTTCAGCGTTTTTTGTTGTGTTGTGTGGTATTGCCATTTTTATTCCTCTTAATATACGGGAATCCATTGTTATCGTTTATTTACTGATAACAGGGATTCTCTTGTTATACAGTGTTATGTTTTTATAGCCACCTCGATGATTGCGTTTATAACTATACATTGATAGCCATTTACACAAATAATATCGCCCTTCTCTAAATGCCCACCAATCTTATTTACAACAAGCAT